GCCACCGGCATGGCTGCCCTAGAAGCTGCTGGTCTCCTCACTGAAGACGGCGAGTTCATCACCGCCTCCCACAACCACGCTTTGGATGTGATTGGCACCATCACCCGTGGCGGTGAATACGACAAAAACGGAGACATCATTGTGCCTTTTACGGAGCTTGACGGCTGGCACGTTAATTACAGCGGAGACATCCCTGCAAATTGGGAACAGTATTCCGTAAATCCTCAAACACCCTATCGAGTATTCGCATGATTACCCTACTTGGCATCAAGGTTTCCTATGAAACCCTTCTTTTCTTTGGACTGTTTCTTGGCTCCGAAATTGTCGGTGCTACTAAACTCAAGTCCAATGGCGTTGTACAACTGATCCTTGGCGGTATCAACGCTCTTAAGCCTCTCCGTAAAGAAGACGACAAGCTTCAACAGATTAAGGATACTCTCAAGTAATCATCATGGTACTGCTCAGTGTTAAGCAGTACTACCCTCAAACTGATAGTGCAACCAGGCACGGAGATCGGATGTGCTTTAGCTCCACGTGTGCTATGGCAATCAAGTATCTCCGTCCTGATGCCTTGAAAGGTAGTAATGCAGATGATGATTATCTAAGGACTGTCCTTAAATACGGTGATACAACTGAATACACCTCCCATCTCAAAGCCTGTAAGCAGTACGGTGTTCTTGCTACCTTCTCCCAGAAAGGTACAAAGGATACTCTTCTAAATGAACTCAACATGGGGTTCCCCGTAGCGACAGGTGTCCTGCATAAAGGTCACGTCTCTAACCCCACAGGCAACGGTCATTGGATGTTGCTCATTGGCGATGAAGGGGACAAAGGTATCTTCCATGATCCATACGGTGAAATGGATAACGTCAACGGTAACTATGTCACCATTGGCAAAGGCGGTAAGTCCGTCAAATACTCTTGGAAAAACTGGCTATCTCGCTGGGAAGTTGAAGGGTCAGGTTCCGGCTGGTTTATGACCTTTCGACCAATACAACAGACATGATTGAAGCCATTGTCTCTGGCACAGTTGCCTTATTTACAGCTGTTGTAGCACTTCACTCACGTATAAATACTCGTATCTCTGAAGTTGATTCACGTATTGATCGTGTTGAACTTCGTATTGCAGAAAAGTACGTCCAACGTGAAGAACTATCCTCAGCTCTTCAAAAGATGGAGGATCACATGATCCGCATTGAAAACAAGTTAGACCAGATCGTATTGAGAAATGGCTAAGAAAAAAGCGTCTGAGGACATGTTTAACGAGCTTCACAACCTCGTAACCACTGAGTTCCTACAGCGCATCAAATCTGGAGAAGCCAGCACACAAGACCTTAAGGCTGCGTGTGACTGGCTGGCTAAAAATGACATTAGTGGTGTTGCTCTTGAGGGTACACAGCTAGATAAACTGGCAAACATTCTGCCAACAATTGATCCTGAACTTGTTCAACGGAGGCTGTATGGCCCGAAAGTCTGAACACAGCGGTCCAAAGTATGCTAACGGTAACTACAAATCATACCAAAAGAAGTATGACTCTAGTAAACTTCAAATTAAAAAAAGATCTGAGCTAAACAAAGAGAATCGTAAACGTGGTACCTACGGAAATGGTGACGGTAAAGACGTTTCCCATTCAAAAAATGGTAACACCAAACTTATGATTCAAAGTAAAAACCGTGCTGCTAATGGTCACGGTAAACGCTCACGTTACGCATGACACCGCTTTTCCCAAGTCCTGATCACTACCTGCAAAATTTAATAACCATGACAAGTCCCGAAGCAAAACGGATGTGGCGTAGAGCCATAAAAGAACACTTCAATTGTCAATGTGTCTATTGTGGAGAAACTTATGAACTTAACGAACTTACTCTTGATCATGTTATACCTCGTTTTAATGGAGGACAAACTACAACAAGAAACTTGGTTCCATCCTGCAGGCAATGTAATCAGAACAAAGGAACGAATAACTGGCTCACGTGGATGAGACAAACGTTTGGCACTAATCCGTCCCGAGAGGGACTTATTCTTTCACACATCAACTAATGGCTGAACAAAAAAAGAAACGGCAATCTATTGCTGAGATGAAGCGTGAGCTGCAAGATATGCAAATTGCTTCACGTCGTCGTCAAGAAGGCAAACAAGCAACTGGTGAATCCGTTGCTCAAGAAAGAGAAACGGCTAATATGGGCAAATCTTCTAAGCCAGAAGATAGGTCTAAATATGTATCTCCTAAAGGTAAAGAGTATGCAGGTCCTGGCTACAGTGCTGGTTCCGCTCCCTCTGCTCCTAAGAAGCCCGAAGCTGCTAAACCCGCTGCTAAACCGGCTCCTAAAGCTCAACCCGGTCCTGTTCAACCGACTGCACCGGCTAAACCTGCTAAGGAAACTACGCCTAAAGTTCGTATGCCTAGCTTGTTTGACCGCCGTAGAATGACTCCAGCTACGTCTGAGTTGTTTATCGGTGACAAGGCTGCTCAAGCAATGAAGGAGAAGCCTAAAACTAAAACTAAGCCAAAGCGGCGTGGTCAAGGCAGCCGTCGTTAATTAACAACATACCGCCGCTCAGTAATGGGTGGCTTTTACCTTATCCTATCACATATTAAATAATGGATAAAGAATGGTTTGAGCTAAAAGATTGGGCAATGCAAACGCTCAGGGATTACAAAGCTGAGTTACTTCAAGAAGGACAAGCTAGAGGTAAACCTCCTAGTGCTTTGAAAAAAGTTGATAGGTTTCTAAACGCATTGGGTGCTGATACTGCCAAAACTTATGCTGACATGCTTGATGATGCACGTCGTCAAGGTTTAACATCGGCTCAGCTGGCAAAGAAAGGTAGAAATATGGAAGAAACCATCATGAACGCCTTTCGGGTTCTTCCTGATGATCCTGCTCACCATATGTATTCTTTGAGAACTGCAGGGGATCTTATACAAAACGTACCCTCAACCATTCGAGAAGAAGGGCTTAAAATGCTCAAAGATATGGGGTATGAGTTAGGTAATGTACGTCGTAATTTAATCAGTCTTGCTGAATACGTTCACCAAGGTAGAGCTGGTAAAGGTGCTGAACTTGCTGCGTTAGGCGATGTTGTTGTTGATAAAACAAAAACAAAAATAGCGCACCCACGAGGTACTGGTGATCCGTTGATTAGCCGTACTGTTAATTGGCGTAACGTTAAAACACCACAAGATTTTGTAAACGTTTACCTACCTTTGCTGCAGCAACAAACTCAAGATGTTACCGGTGCTTTGGAAACATCTGCACCTAGAGAAAAGATACTGAGTAAAGCAGTTGAACAAGGCACAGGTATTCCAAATATTTTTAGTACTGAAAGAACAGTACAAGAAGTTAAACGTGGAAAACAGTTTTTACAAACAGTACCTGATGTTGTCCGGCAAAGTTATTTAACTTTTAAAGGTGGTAACATTCTTTTTGGTGCAGCAAGTCTAGTTCCAGGAGCAGCAGCACTTAAAGGTGTGTCTGCTTTACTTGATGCACAATCAGTACAAGCAGCTGTTACTCAATCCCAAAAACCTATGTCTACCCGTGAAACGGTGGCTACTGCTTTAGAAGGGGTATCTGGTGCTGCAGGTATAGCATCTTTAGCTCCTCCGGCTGCTCCTGTTGCGGCTCCTGTGTCACTTGCTACGGGTGTCGCGGCGGCTGCTGTACGTGCTAAAGTCGATAAAGAAATACCTAAAGTAGTTAAAAAAGCTGAACAAGTTAAGCGTCAGGTTTTTCCTCTTGAAAGCATGATTAATAAACCTGCATTAAATTTTGCTAAAAGTGCTATTCAGTTTATGATGCGCTGATTAAATAATTTATGAACTCTAAAAATCATACGGGCGCAGCTGGTGAAATGCTAGTTTGCGCCTATTTTCTTTCTCACGGTCTTGAAGTTTTCAGAAATGTAGCATCTTCAGGACCTGTCGATTTAATGCTTTTAAATTTAGAAACTAATAAATCCATTTTAGTTGACGTTAAATCTTTCAGAAGCCCTTACGTTAAATCAGATGGGTCTTATTGTTTAGGTTCTAAATGTTGTTTACGTGATGATGGTGTGTGGCAAATTACATATGTTCACGGAGAGGCTTCTCCACGCCTTCCTGAGGGGTTTTGGGAAGCTTTAGGTATGGAGACAGCGGGATGACAGTAAAACGCCGTACAGACGAATCTGAGAGGAGTACACTTGACCTCCTTAGAGATGATTTTAAGCTATTCTTACAAGCTCTTTGGAATCAGCTAGACCTCCCATCTCCCACCCGTGCTCAATACGCTATTGCTGATTACCTCCAACACGGTCCTAAGCGTCTACAGATTCAAGCGTTTCGAGGGGTAGGTAAATCGTGGATTACTGGAGCGTTCGTTCTTTGGACGCTTTTTAAAGACAACGAAAAGAATATCATGATTATC